GTGAAAGAGGGGATCGTTTTACGGGATCCAAAAAATAAGCAATTAATAACGACAGAGGGCACCCTTGTCGAAAAGTCGGCGTTTTGGCTTCGCCGACTGAAAGACGGGGATTGCCACATTGTCGAAACAAAAATCAAGGAAACCCCTAAAATTGTAGAAAGGGAAAGCGATGACGATAGCATTTAATAACATTCCAAACACATTGAGAGTCCCGTTCACGTATGTTGAATTCGACAACTCAAAAGCCCAACAGGGGCCGGCAATCCAAAAATACACGTCGCTTTTGATCGGCCCGAAGCTTGCCGCCGGATCCGCGACCGCTCTTGAGCTCGTGACGATCACGAGCGAAGCCCAAGCCCGGACGCTTTTTGGCGCCGGCTCAATCCTTTGGGGGATGTGTAAATCTTATCTCGATAACGACAAAGTAACCGAGCTCGTGGCTATCCCGCAAGAAGACGACGCCTCGGGCGTCGCCGCTGCCGGATCCTTAAAGCTTGCCGGCACCGCTACCGCGGCGGGCGTTGTCGCTTATTACATCGCCGGTCAAAAATTTGCGGTCCCGGTCGCCGTCGGCGATACCGCGGCCGATATTATTTCGGATCTTGTCGATTTGATCACGGCCGAAAGCGAGTCTTATGTTTCCGCCGCTATCAATGGCGTGGACAGCGATCAAGCCGATTTCACGGCAAAAAATGACGGGCTCATGGGAAACGATATTGACTTGAGGCTCAACTATGCAAGCGAAGACGAGCTTCCCGCGGGGATCACGCTTTCGGCTCAAGTCGACATGACGGGCGGGGCGACAAATCCGGATCTTGATGATGTGATCGCGGTCCTCCCCGAAACCCAATACAATTTGATTGCTCACCCTTACACGGACGCAAGCAATCTCACAAAACTTGAAACCGAGCTCGCCGATCGTTTCGGCCCGATTCGTCAAAACGACGGGGTCGCATACACAGCGAAGATCGACACCCTTGCAAACTTGACGACTCTTGGCAATAGCCGAAACAGCAAGAGCCACGGAATTATCGGAGCAAAAGGTCCGAGCGCTCCTTGGGAGTGGGCTTCCGCGTGGATCGGGCAGCTTTCGAAAAGCGGTCAAGCCGATCCCGCCGCTCCGATGCAAACGCTTCCGCTTGTCGGGATCCTCGCGCCGAGCTTGAGCGAGCTTTTCACTTTTGCCGAGCGAAACAATCTTCTTTATGACGGGATCGCGACTTGGCAAGACCCCGTCGGGGGAGTCGTCCGCATAGAGCGATCAATAACCACATGGCAAACTAATGACGCCGGAGCCCCTGACTCATCATATCTCGACGTCGAAACGCTCTTGACGCTTTCCTATCTCCGGTATTCTTTCAGAACACGGATGCAAAGCAAATTTTCTCGCCACAAGCTCGCAAGCGACGGGGCGAAATTTGGTCCCGGCCAGAAAATCTTGACTCCAAAGCTCGGAAAAGCCGAAGCGGTCGCCCTTTTTGAAGAATGGCAATCGGCCGGTCTTGTCGAAGGGCTTGAGCAATTCAAACGTGATCTTATCGTCGAGCGGGGCGCGGTCCCATCGCGGCTCGACTTTTTGCTCCCACCGGATTTGATTAATCAGCTTCGCGTGATCGGTGCAAGCATTCAATTTTTGCTCTAAAAATAAGCATTTCACATAAGGGATAAAACAATGGCAAGAGTAGGCGGAATAATTCAGTTTAAAATAGACGGTGAAAACTACCTTGCAAAAGGCTCTTTCACCTACAATATCGGCGCTCCAAAACGTGAGAGCGTTGTCGGAAGCGATTCGGTGCATGGTTACAAGGAAATGCCGCAAGCCCCATTTATCGAGGGTGTGATCACCGATCAAGCCGATCTTGATCTTGACGCTCTTCTCAATGTCGTCGACTCCACGGTCACGCTTGAGCTCGCAAACGGCAAGATCGCCGTTGTCGAGCGTGCGTATTTCGTGAGCGATGGAAACGTGACGACCGAAGAGGGCGAAATCGCGGTCCGCTTTGAAGGTATTACCGGAAGGGAAATAGCATAAACCAGCCGGGGGCTTTTCGCCCCCGTTTTTCAATCCAAATGAGGGCGCTATGGTTAAATATGAATTGGCGACTCCGATCGAATTCGACGGGCAAGAATACAAATCAATCGAATTGAAAAGACCAAAAGGTCGACATCTTCGCGATCTTGGTGGCGATCAATCGCTTGGAGCGATGATCATGGTCGCGGTGAAAGCGACCGGACTCCCAAGAAAATTTTTCGAGGATCTCGATGGGTATGACTATGTGAAAGTGGGTGAAATCTATAACAATTTTTTAGAGATTGGCCCGCGGATTGGAAATTCCGATTCGCAGTCATAGCGGGCGAGTTTAACTTTTCCCCGAGCGAGCTTTTCGATTTCGAAGTCGAAGATTTAGATTTTTGGATCGAAAGAATAAATGACTACCAGAAATGGAAAAAGGGATAGGTCATGCCGAAAAAGGATTTTCCAGTCGACTTTAGGCTTCGCGCCGTCGACAACATTTCGAAAACCCTAAACCGCGTCAATTCGAACACGAAGAAATTGACCGGCTCGACCCGCCGGCTTTCCAATTCTTTCATGATGGCTCAAGAGCGCTCAAGAGGGCTTCGAAAGAGCCTTTCGAAAATAGGGGGCTCGATAAGAAGGGCCGGCTCTTTTATGAGTACCCGCTTGACGCTTCCGATCCTCGGGGCCGGCGCGGCCGTGATCAAGACCGCCGGAGACTTTGAAGCCTCGATGAATAAAGTTCAAGCTCTCACCCGAGCCACCGGCGAAGACTTCGAAAAAATGCGAAACCTCGCAAAAGAGCTTGGATCAAGCACAAAGTTTTCGGCGTCCGAAGCTGCCGACGCGATGGGCTTTTTAGGTATGGCCGGATTTCGCACAAATCAAATACTTGACGCGACCCCCGGACTTTTAAATCTCGCCGCGGCTTCCGGGATCGAGCTTGCAAGAGCCGCTGATATTGCTTCAAACGTGATGGGCGCTTTCGGGATCGACGCGAAGGAAACAAACCGTGTCGCCGATGTTTTGAGCGCGGCCACGGCGGGCGCGAATGTCGATATGGAAATGCTCGCCGAAACTATGAAATTTGCCGGACCCGTCGCAAAGCAATTCGGGGCGAGTCTTGAGGATACGGTTGCCGCCGCGGGGCTTCTTGGAAACCTTGGGATTCAAGGGACAAACGCGGGGACCGCCCTTAAAAACGCATTTCTCGGGCTTTCGGCTCCGACGTCGACGGCGTCGAAAATACTTACAAATCTAGGCGTAAAGGTCGCCGATCAAAGCGGGACAATGCGAAGATTTGCCGACATCATGGCCGATCTTGGCGGTCGTCTTGGCGATCTTCCGCAAAAGTCGCGCTTGCAGGTACTAAACGCGCTTTTCGGGAAAATCGGGATAGCTGGGGCTTCGGCTCTTCAAGAATTCGGCCGGACGGGCGAGCTCAAAAAATTCAGCGAAGCGATGAAAGACGCCGACGGAAACGCCGAGCGTATGGCGAAGACCATGGCCCGCGGGGCCAAGGGATCAATGACGTCTTTTCGCTCGGCGCTCGAAGGGCTTGCGATCGAAATAGGCGACTCCGGGCTTCTCGGGGAATTCACAAAGTCGATCTCAAAAATAACCGAGTGGACTCGATCAATGAGCTCGCTCGATAAAAGCCTACTTTCAACGGGCGTCAAGGTCGCTCTTTTTGCCGCGGCCATCGGCCCGATCGTTTCAGTACTCGGGACTATTGTCACGATAACGCCAGCTCTTATGACCGCTTTCGCGGCGATCAAAGTCGGAGCCATCGCGGCTTTCGGGGTTTTCTCCGCGGCCGCGCTTCCGATCATGGCGACAATCGGCGCGATTGCCTTGATCGCCGGCGGGGCTTATCTGATTTACAAAAATTGGGAGCCCATCAAGAAATGGTTTGTCGATATGTGGGACACCATAAACGGCAAGATTTCGCAGTTTGCAAAGTGGGCAAAAGACTCGACGGTCGGAAAATTTATCGGGAAAGTCTTCTCTTGGACCCCTGATTTTATGAAAAAGCGCGAGCAAACCGATCTTGAAAAACGTCGATTTGGGGCTCGCCCGGAGCCCGCTCCGGTGACAGGTCCGCCCGTGGCCGGCCCGGTGAGAGAGCGAAAAGAGAGCGTTGTCAAAGTGGATTTCAGAAACGCCCCGAGCGGGACGCTTTTTAAAGTCGACAAGGGTGATCAAGATTTAATCAACGTCAATACCGGGCTTCAAGCCGGATTGATCGGGGGGTATTAAGACATGAGCGACATTTGGAAAGCGAGATTACTTCCGGGCTCATGGCGCGGGATCCCTTTTTTCATTGAATCCCATGAGCTTTCAGGCGGTCGGCACGCGAAAAACCATGAGCCGCCCGACCGGGACACAAACTCCGCCGAAGATATCGGCAAAAAAGGGAAGGTTTACCGGGTTGACGCCCACGTCATTGGAGACAATTATTTCTTCATTCGCGACGCTCTTATCAATGCAATGGAGGATCAAGGGCGCGGGACTCTCGTCCACCCTTATCTCGGCATAAAAGAAGTTCAGCCGGACAGTTACACGGTCCGTGAGACAACGGGCGAAGGGCGGATTTGCCGAATCTCAATGACGTTTATCGAAGCCGGCGAGCCGAGCTTCCCCTTTGCCGCAATCGACGCGGTGACAGATTTCATTACGAGCGCGGTCGCGGCCGTCGCTCAAGTGAAAAATGCTTTTCAGGTCGCGTATAAAATCGCCGAGCTCCCGGGTTTTGCCAAGCAATCCGCGGAAGCTTTGCTCGAAGATTTCACTTATTCAATCGAAAACGGATTTAAAAACGTGAGGCTTAACGGGGAAGACCACGCCGAGCTCACCCGCAAATCAAAAGAGATTCGCGATAACGCTTCGACTCTGATCGACAATCCGGCGAGTATGATAAACGAGATTGACTCGGTGATCGAGACACTCAAGACCCTCGTCCCGGACCCGCCGGATTCTTTCACGCTCGACGTATCGGCCGGGCGCGACGACAAGCTCGCCGTTTTTAACGATCTTCTTGCTTTTGAAGGGGACAATGTCGCCGGCGCGACTCCGATCCGGGTCCAAGAGCGGGCGAATTCACTGGCGTTGAGCGACGCCATTCAGCAATTAGCCTTGATCAGGCTTGCCGAGCAAACAGTCGCGAAAGATTTCAAGAGCTCGATCGACGCCCTTGAAAACCGCGACACCGTTTCCGACAATGTATTGATTCAAATAGCGAAAGAGCGCACGAGCGATGAAGTCTTCGGAGCTCTTGAGGATCTAAACGCAAAACTGATCCGGGCGGTCCCGAATGTCTTTTCGACTTCCGGCGCCGTGAAAGAGGTCGAGCTTTTGGAGTCGACCCCGTCGCTTGTCGTGGCGTATGATCTTTACGAGTCGCTCGATAACGAAAAGGATTTGATCGATCGAAATCAGGTCCGAAATCCGGCTTTTGTAAATGGCACTATTGAGGTATTGACCGCGTGACTATTCTTGATCAAGCGCTTGAGCAAACTTTCCCTTCGGTTTTTAACCGAAACGGATTGATCCCCGACGCCGTGACGGTGATCGCGGGCACGAGCGTTTACGATTCGTGGGAGTCGATCAGGATAAACCGCACCCTTGAAGCGCTTTCGAGCGATTTTTCTATTTCAATGGCCGATAAGTGGCGAGATTCTAAAAGCAAATGGCCGCTCGTCCCGGGGACTCCGCTTCTTGTCAAGATCGGGCGCGAGTCGGTGATAAATGGGTATATCGACACCCTTGATGTGAGCATTTCAAACGAAGATCGGGTGATCCAAATCACTGGCCGCGACAAAACCGGCGATCTCGTAGACTCAAGCGCTTATTCGGATCCTTCAGAATTCAAAAACATCAAGCTTGAAGCGCTGGCTAAAAAATTCGCGACCGAAATATTTGGGATCAAGGTCAAGACCGAAGCCGACACGGGGCTCCCGTTTCAAAAATTCACAATCAAGCAAGGGGAAACCGTTTTCGAAATGCTCGAAAGGGCCGCAAAACTCCGCGGGCTCTTGCTTTTATCCAATGCCAACGGGGATCTTGTGATCACAAGCCGATCGGGCGGTGATATTGGCGACGCCCCGAGCCTTGGATCGGACGCGCCAAGTATTTCAAAACTCACAAAAGCTTTTGATTTTCCGACCGGGGGGCTCTTGAAATCCGAGGTCGCCCTTGTCCAAGGCGAAAACATACTCGAAGCAAGAGCGGCTTTCGACGACACCGAAAGATTTCAGACTTATTTCGTCAAAGGTCAATCGGCCGGGAGCGATATTTTCAACGGCAAGTCGGTGACTCAAGTCTCGGCGACTGCCCGCGATCTTGCGATCAAGCGCTCAAGGACAAAAATCCTAATAGCCGACGGATCGGTCGATAAAACCGCGGCTCAAAAAAGAGCCAATTGGGAGGCTATTGTTTCAGCGACAAGGGCGCTCGAGGTCAACGTGAAAGTCCAAGGGTGGCAAAAATCCGATGGCAAGCTTTGGGACGTAAACGAGCTTATTCGGGTCGAGGCTCCCTTCATCGGGGTTGACGCGGATCTTCTCACGACAAATGTCACGCTTTTAAAATCGATCGACTCGGGCACGATCACAAATATTAGGCTTTCGCGCCCCGATTCGTACAATGCAAGCAGCAAAGAGCTTTCAGCCGATTCGGATCCCGCAAATAACCTTGGATGGGAGTCGCAAAGCATTTCGGCCGCGATCGACGCAGTGAGGGGGCTTGTGTGAATCAAAAAGCCCTTTTCCAAGTCATAAAAAAAGCGGTCGCTCCGCTCATGCGCTCGATCCAATTGACCGTTGGCCGGTGTCTTCTCGAAGCGGTGACGGACTCAAGCGGTATTCAGGGGGTCAAGGTTTCGCTTCTTGAGGGCGAAGTGAAAGAAATGGAGCGGTTTCAAAACTATGGTTTCACAAGCCGACCAAGCCAAAACGCCGAAGGTGTTTGCGTTTTTGTCGGGGGAAATCGCGAACATGGGATATGTATTGCCCTTGACGATCGGACTTTTAGACTGAAAGGTCTTGGCGAAGGACAGGTCGCGCTTTATGATCAAGCCGGGGCCAAGGTCCTTTTGAAAAATGATGGGACGATCGAAATCGGTCAGGGAGCTCTTGAAAAGATCCTAAACGGGGAAACCTTTCAAGCGACATTTAACAGTCACACTCACGCGGGAAATCTCGGATACCCGACAAGCCCGCCGCAGTCGCCGAGTCTTCCGACCGATTTAAGTCTTCAAGTGAAAGCGGGGAAATAATGCCATTGAGCGAAGCGACAATTAAATCAACCTATATCACAAAAGCGACCGAAGTCCTTGGGCCGGCCGCCGACGCCACGGCTCAAGACAAAGCCGCCGAGATTTTTGCAAAGTGGCTCCTTGAAGTTTTGACAAATCAAGCCGCGGTGACGACAAATGGCGCGACCGGGACGGGGCCAAGCGGCGGACCGCTTCCGATCGTGAATCAGCCGGGGGTTATTGGATAAATGGACGTAGGACTTTTCATCGGTGATGATGGGCTCATTGGGCCGGCTATCGAGGGCGGGGACTTAAAAGCCGACGAGGGCCTAGAAACGGCTGTCTTGATCTCTCTTTTCACTGACCAAAGGGTCACAAGCGGAGAGCTTCCCGCGGGCCAAAGCGACCGGCGGGGCTATTGGGGAGACATTTATCCGCCGGTGCAAGGTGATCAAATAGGTAGCAAGATTTGGACCCATGAGCGCGGAAAGTCTTCGACTGAAACGCTTGCGGCTCTTGAATCAAGGATTACCGAAGCGTTGGATTGGATGATCGACGACGGGGCCGCGTCGAGCGTATCGGTCGAAGGGTCAATCGATGCTTACAAACAGATGTTTTTCACGATCGAAATCGCCCGACCTACGGGCGAAAATGACAGATATTCGCTTGTTTGGGACAAGCAAGAACTACTGAGGATTTGAAACAATGGCTTTTGAAAGACCGACGCTTTCCGCTTTGATCACCCGCGTTGAGGGGGACATAAAGGGTGCTTTAAGTATTTCGACGATCCTTCGCCGCTCATTTCTTGGCGCTATCGCCCGGGCAATGGCAGGGCTCGCCCACACCCTTCACGGTCACATGGTTTTTATTTCAAAACAGATTTTTCCCGATCAAGCCGAAGCCGAATATCTTGACCGTTGGGGCTCGCTTTATGGGCTCGAAAGAAATCCGGCGACTTTTGCCGAGCTTGAAATCCTGATCACTTTCACCGCGGCCGGTACGGTCCCGGTGGGGACCATATTTCAAAGGGTCGATTCAAGCGAGTATGTATTGACCGAGGAAGTTTCGGCGACAGGCGCCGGGACCGAAATCGGGGTTATTCGATCAAGCGAAATCGGCGAAAGCTATAATCTTGAAGTGGGTGACGCGGTGAGTCTTCAAAGTGCGATCGCAAACGTCGAGGGCGACGCCACGGTTTCAGACATTACAGTCGAGGGCGAAGACGAGGAAACAGACGCGGCCTATCGGCAAAGGCTTGTGAGCCGGATCCAAGAGCCCCCGGCTGGTGGGACCGTGGCCGATTACAAGGCTTTCGCGCTTTCGGTGACAGGGGTTTCAAGAGCTTGGGTTTTCCCTGCGTATCGCGGAGAAGGGACAGTCGACATAAGCTTTTTAGAGCTCGACGGGGATCTTGAAGTGATCCCGGGCGGGGCAAAAGTCGACGAAGTCCAAGCCGCGATCGACGCTCAAAAGCCCGTGACGGCGAATTCAAACGTATTCGCTCCAATCGAAAACGCTATCGATTTCACTATCGCGATAAGCCCGAACACGGCCGCGGTGAGAGCGGCGGTCGAGTCCGAAATCACCGATCTTTTTATAAGAGAAGCCGAAGTCCGGGGAGCCTATAAATCGACGACCGAAAACTTCACGGGCCGGATCCCGCTTTCGAGGATAAATGAAGCGATTTCGCTTGCCGAGGGGGAAGAGGATCACGTCATTATTTCCCCGGCCCAATGCCCGGTCGGAAATGACCCGGTCCCGGCGACAAACGGAGGGATTTTAACGGTGGGGACAGTGACTTTTCAGACTCTTTAGGGGGCCATAAATGGCGACTTGCATTGAAAAATATCGCTCCGCTCTTGCAAAGCTCTTTCCCCGAGGAAAAGCTTGGGAGAATGTCCGGCGTGACGAGATCGGGCTTTTAGGAGCTCTTGCCGCCGAGCTTTGCAGGATGGACGAGCGGGCAAAGGATCTTCTCGAAGAGATCGACCCTCGGACATCGACCGAGCTTCTTGAAGATTGGGAGGCTCTTCTTGGAATACCCGACGAATGCACGATGAGCCTCACTGATATCGAGGAAAGACGATCCCAAGCGGGCCAAAAGCTTGCGGCTCAAGGCGGAATGACGGCCGAGTTTTATGAAGCGGTGGCCGAAAGACTCGGCTTTAATGCGATTGTCACCGATTATAAATCCTTTCGAGTCGGCACGTCGAGGGTCGGTGATCCGCTTTCAAATCCTTTCGATCCTGATAAAGACGTTTTCCGCGTGGGTCGAAACCGGGTCGGCGAAAGTCTTAAAACTTTTGGTTGGCGATACACTTTCGAAGTGAATGTCGAAGCGACAAGCGTGGAGCCATTTCGAGTCGGTGAAAACCGGGTCGGTGATCCGCTTGTTTTATTCGAAAACCCGGTTTTGGAATGCACGATAGCGAAGCTCAAACCCGCTCATACAAGCACATTTTTCACATTTAGATAGGGAGAAAAATAGATGAAAAGGACCAGCGCCGAAGCCAATGACAATAACAGATATACGGAAGGCAATCCCGCTCAAGGGATACCCGCGACCGTCGTCGGGGCCGAAGAAATGAACAATCTCCAAGAAGAGCTCGCGAATATTGTCGAAGCCGCGGGGATCACCCTTAATGGCTCGATCGAAACGCAAGCTCTTCAAGCGATCAGGCTTTTGATTCAAAGGGGCGGTGAGCAAGTCGCAGATTTCACGATCGCCGACGCTCAATCAAGCCAAGACGTGACCGGGCTCTCTTTTGACGGGACCGACTTTTCGGCTTTTCGTGTTCTTTATTCACTGAATCGCCGAAACGACTCGCAGTCGGCCGATCAGGTCGGAGAAATGTTTGGCGTTTATCGCCCCGAATCAAACGATTGGCTTCTTGAAACAAGCTGGAAAGGCGAAGACGCGGGGGTCATTTTTTCGATCACAGCCGCGGGCCAAGTCCAATACACATCCGACACATATGGCGGGACCGGATACGCCGCGACACTTAAAGCGACTGCAATAACTACGGTAGCACAATAAAGGAAAGGGGATTTTTGAAATGAGAAAACGATCAATTTTTTGGACTCTGTTTGGCGTTGTCCTTGTGCTCTTGATGGGCGCCGGGATTCAATCAAATTTCTTGCAGCTTGGCAAAAAAGCCGAAGAGGATATTTCAATCATTTTCGACACGGGTCGCGGGGGCTCAAACGCCGAGCTCAAGTGGGATGAAGCCAATGACAAATTGAGATTTTCCCACGATGGCGCGAGCTATTTCGACATTGGCTCGGGCTCGGGATCAGGTGGCGGGATCAATGTCGTCGAAAACGGGGATTTCGAAGCCGGGACAAATAATTGGACCGAAAGCGCCGGAAGTTTCACAGCCGAAATCGTCGACGTGGGTTTTGGGGGAAAGTCGGGAAAATGGGATCCGACCGGGACGGGTGAGACTCTCGACAGCGACGCTTTCACAGTCCAACCGCTTCTTTACAATAAAGCTTGCGCGATCGAGTTTATGTATAAAGGCGGGGACGCGAATTTAAAAGTCGGCGCATGGGATGGAAGCGCATACATCGGAGACACCGAAACGCTCGCGGCTCAAACCGAGTGGATCACCCACTATCAAATATTTATTTGTCCGGCAAGCGGGACGATCCAAGTCCGTTTTGAATCCACAGCCGACGCGGCCGAAATTAAAATCGATCAAGTCTTCATGGGCATAAAAGATATTAAGGCTATTCCGGACCCGAGGTGGCCGAGTTATGACCACGGCGCAGATTTTACACTAACCGCCGGATCTGTAACGGGCGCTAGTTTTACAAAAGGTGTAGCTATCCCATACCAAACATCCGATGGCATTTGGAGGATGAGATTTAACGTAAGGCTTACGCACGATAGCGATTCATCTTTTACAGTGGCTTTTCCGAATGTAACTTTTGATAGTTCAACAGACCAAGCCGTTTCTGCATCGGGCAATTCTGCTTCTATTAGTAACAGGTGCATAGCGAGCGGTGGTAACAACTATATACTGATAACATTT